CCGGGGAACGTCACACCCGTCTCCAGGACCTGCCGCAGCACGTATTCCTCGCCGATCAGGCGGCTCATGGCGCGGTCGCGGTTGTGGACCTCGACGGTGAGCACCGCCCGCTCGCTCGCCGTGTACGCGCCGAGGAGCTGCGCGTTCGGCTGGACGGCGGTGGCCGGGCCTTCGAGGCGTAGGAGCCTGGCCGCGCCCTCGAGCACCACGCTGCCCGCGTCGAACGGCTGATCGGCGTCGAACGGCTGGGCTGCATCGAAGGCCCCGCCGGCGCTGGCCGCCTCTGGCGTCGTCAGGCCCCACACGCGCTCGCCCATCGCGGTGCGCAGGCGCGCCACCGGCAGCGGCCGGGCCCCCGCGAGCGCCTGCGCGAGCCATGCGGCCGAGCGTTGTTCCATCAGCGGGGCCTCGTGCGGGGGACCTCGACCAGGCGCCCGCTCGCATCCCAGGCATCCTCGGTGCTCGCGCGGTGGGCGAGCACCAGATCGTCCTCCCAGAGGCAGAGATAGACATCGCCGTGCGGCACCCCGCCGCGCAGGAGCGTCGGCACGGCGTCGTCCATCTGGAACCACACGGGCCGGAGCCGCTGGAGCTCCGCGTCGACCATCGCCGCCGTCACGTCGCGGAGGACCGTGCGGTCGGCGTCGTGCAGGAGCAACCACTCGAACGTGAAGGCCTCCGCGACGGCGTTCACACTGCCGTTGGGCAGCCCGGCCACCGTGCGGTCGCGCTCGCCGAAGCGCACCACGCCGCGGGTGACGCCCGGCGCGACGTTCTTCGAGAGCGCGGTCGGCGTCCCAAGGAAGAGACTCGCGATCCGCAGCTCGCCGTCCGGGTTGTCCGGGTCGGCGATCCGGACGCGCCAGTGACGACAGGACCGCGGCGTGGTGGTGAGATCGTGCACGAGCGCTCCGCGCGCCCACGCCACGGCGTCCTCGACGTCCAGCGAGCCGAAGGCCGCGTCGTTGTCGCCGTGCAGCGCGATCGTCGCGGCGGCCGTGAGGTTGTGCCCGCCGAGGATCAGCGTGTCCGGGGCGGCGGCGGCACCGAGGTCGACCACCAGGTCGATGGGGTCGGCCACGCCGGCCGCGCTGCGATACTCCGTGTTCGGGTCGAGCTCGAGCAGGCGCGCCACGCCGTGCGGACGGTAGGCGCGGAAGGCCCACACGTCGCCGGCAAGGAACGGTCCGGCCGCGAAGATGACCGCGATGCCGTCCTCGAGCGTGACGGGCGTCGTGGCGGTCGCGAGCGGCGTCGGGTCGAAGCTGAGGCCGCCGTCGCGCGACCACACGACCGTGGCGGTGCCCAGCGCGCCGCCCGTGAGGACACGCACGAGATAGTCGCGGTCCGTCGCGCCCGTGTAGGTGCCGTGCGTGGCCATGGTCCCCGCACCCGCCCCGGACTTCTGGGTGTTGCTCAGGCGCCCGGCCGCGTTCGACGACGCGGAGAGCATCGACGCGGCGGTGATCAGATTGTCCTGAAGGAACCGCGCCCTACCCACGGCCGGGGCTCCCGGACGACGTGCGGCGGCGCCCGAGCTGCGCGAGCTCCGCGTCCACGTCGCCGGCGAGTTCCTTCGCCCACCGACGCCGCGTCTCGCGCGAGAGCCTGTCGGGGTCGACGACCGTGAACGTCGCGGCGACGTGCACGCGCGGCCCGCGGGCCGCGCCGCGGTCCTGCGCGTCCGCCTGCGCTTCGGTCAGCACGCGCTCGCCGGCGTGGAGCATGACCGGGCCCCACGGCTCCCCGGAGGGGCCGGGCACGCGATCGAGACCGGTCTTGAAGCCCGGGATGTCGAACGATCCGGGCGCCATCCACGGGCCCGGCAGCCCGAACGCCTCGTGCTCGGCGCGCAGACGCTCGTGGAGGGCCTGGAGCTGGACGGCCGCCGCGATGTCCTCCTGGAGCGTGCGGAAGTTGCCGCTGCTGTCGACGTGGCCCGACTGGAGCGGGTTCCAGTTCGGGATGTTCTGTGGGTTGAGCAGCTTCGCGAGCGGGTCGCTCACCGGCTCGATGCGCGTCCCGCCGTCCATCCAGTTCGCGAGCAGGGAGAGCGGGCCGCCGGCGCCCGTGTTCGCCACCGCGGCACGCAGCGAGAGCCAGTCGGTCGCGAGAACGTCTGTGAGCGTGCCCTGCGCGATCGCCTCACGGATCTTCTCGATCGACGGCGTCGCGCCGGAGGCGATCGACGCGCCGAGCCGGTGGAGCCCCTCGTTCTCGAGCAGATCGAACTTCTCGCCCTTCCGCCCGCTGAGGAGCGGACCGATGATGCTTGGTAGCATCACCCACGCCATGGCGAGGCCCGCGCCGGCCGCGGCGCCCATGCCCGCGAGCCCCGCGCCCGCTGTTCCGGCTCCGGCCGCGCCCGCCGCCGTGGCCTCTGTCGCGAGCATCGCCATCGCCGCGCCCTCGGCTCCGAACCCCGCGAGCGCCGTCGACGCCCCGCCGGTGATCCCCGCGAGCATCTGCGGGCCGAGCTGCACCGCACCGCCGATGATGGGCGAGAGCCCGGTGAGGAGCTGCCCTGCGCGGGCCGCGTCCGCGTTGCCCGACATCTGCAGCGCGGCGCCGATGACCGCCGCGCCGCCGCCCGCGGCGAGCCCGGGGTTCGCGCTGATCCAGCTGCCGACACTGTCGACGATCCCGCTCCCGCCGCCCGCCATCAGGTCCTTGAACTGCTGGAAGCCGGAGGGCCCGTCGCCAAGCCCGAAGAAGTCCTTGACGCTCGCCCACGTCTCCTTGGAGAAGACCGCCTCACCCTTCTCGAGAAGCGTCGCGACCGTGTTGCCGCCGAGCAACCCACCGCCGCCACCTGACAACATTGTCGCCGCCGACCCGACGAGCCCGCCCGTGTGCTTGACCTCGAACCCGCCGCTGCCGCCGAACAGGAAGCTCAGGAACGTCTTCACCGCCTGCTGCGCGAGGAAGTCGGTGATCGTGCGGAGCATCGCCTTGCCGAAGTTGACGAAGGTCTCGGCGGCCGTCGCGGTGCCGGTGATGAAGTTGAAGAGGAAGTCGGACATCGCCGATGTCATGTGCTGCGCGGCGCTTTGGACGACGCTCGTGAGCCCTTCCCAGACGGTCGGTCCCTGCAGGGCGATCAGCGCGAACTGCCCCTGCACGAACCCGAAGTAGTCCCCGTCGGCGATCCGCTGCTTCTGGCGCTCACGGACCGCGCGTTCGCTCGCGGCGACCGCGGCGGCCTGCTCCTGGGTGTACCCGCGGGCGACCAAGCGCGACGTCTCGACGTGCAGTTCCATCGCGCGCTTCAGGTCGACGTAGCGCTCAAGCTGCACGCGCTGCTCGTCGGTGAGATGTTCGACCGCCGCCCCGAACCGGATGAACGCTTCGCGCGCGAGGTCACCCTCGCGGCCGACCTTGTTGAGCCCGGCCTGGGCGTTCTGCCATTCGCGCGAGAGACCGGAGACGTCGGCATTCAACTGCTTGCTGGCCGCGCTGACCTCGGTGGTGCTCTGCGCGTGCGCGAGCTCGGCGCGCTCGAGGGCGGCATGAGCGTTCGCCTCGGCGAGCAGTTGATCGGCCAGATGATCGCGCTGGCTGGCCGCCTCTTCGTATGCCGCGAAGCCTTGCGCCTGCTCGGCGGCGGCCTTCGTCAGGCGCTCCGCGTGATCGGTCGCAATGACCATCGTCTCGGCCCACGCGATTAGCTCGGCGCTGGCCCCCGACATTGCGAGGCGAACGGCCTGCAGCTTCTGCTCGAGCTCCGAGAGGCCCGCCTGAGAGAACTTCTTGACGATGGCCTCGATCTCGCGATTGAGGTCCGCCGCGTTGCCGGCCGCAGGGGCGCCGGCGCCGGCGCTCGGCTTCGGCGTCGGGGTCCCGCCGACGACGCCGGCGCCGGCGCTCGGCTTCGGCGTCGGGGTCCCGCCGACGACGCCGAAGTCGTCCATCGAGGCCCGCTCGAACGTCAGGAGATCCGAGTTGTAGCCGCGAGGCTGGGCCGCGCGCTCGGCGGCAATGGCGGCCAGCTCCTTCTCCAGCGTCGTGACCTGTCCGAAGGTGCGCCGGCGCGCGAGATCCCGGTCACCGCCGAACCGTGCATCGTAGGCGCTGAGCCGCTGCTGGATCTCCTGCTCGCGGGACTTCAAGACCTCCGCGCGTGCCGCTCCTGTCGCCGTAAGGCTGTGCCAAATCCGCCAAGCTTCCGAGGCGGCGACGATGGCCGCCGCGATCGCGACGAAGCCTGCGGAGATCGGCAGGGCAGCGAGATAGAGGAGCTTGAGCCCGTCGATCACTCGCGGAATCGTTGCGATGCCGAGGAGGGTCATACCGCCAATCAATGATCCGGCCGCGCCGACGACCCCAAGGACGGCCACGAAGTCTTTCGTCGCACCGTCGGCCTGACTGATGGCCTTCGTCCAGTCGGCCACGCCGCTGATCGCGGGCTTGAGCTTTTCGAGGAACCGCTCGCCCATCTCGATGCCGACGAGTTCCGCCTGGGTGCGCATGTTCTTCAGCGCACCGCTCCCGGTCTCCATCTGCACGCGGAGCTGCTCGGTCGCCGCGCTCGTCCCGGTGAGCTTCCGCTGCATCTCGGTGAGCGCGTCCCCGCCGGTCTTACGCAGCGCCTCGAACGCAACGGCGTTCTCGAGGCCGAAGACCTTGGTGATGGCGGTCGCGTCGATCTGCTTCTGGCGGAACACGTCCACGATCTGCGCGAGGCTTTTCGTGCGCGGGTCGATGTCGGCGATCGTCACGCCATACGCGGCGAGCGCGTCGGTCGCTTCCTTCGAGGGGTCGAGGAGCTTGAGCATCACGTTGCGCAGGCCGGTGCCCACCTGCTCGGCCTTCAGGCCGCTGTTGAACAGGATCGCCGCGGCGGCGGCGGCCTCCTCGAGCGACTTGCCCATCATGTTCGCCGTGGGGCCGGCCTGCTTCATCGCCTCCATGAAGCCGGTCACGGATCCCAGACTCTGCTGGTTCGCCGCGGCGAACACGTTGGTGACGCGCGCCGTCTCGGTGGTCGCGAGACCGAACTGGGTGAGCGTGGCGATCACGGCTTCCGTGGTCTGTGCCATGTCGCTCTGGGTGGCCGCCGCGAGCGTGAGGGCGGGGCGCAGCACGTTGACAGCGTCCGCGCCCTTGAGACCCGCGGAGGCGATGGAGAAGAGGGCGTCGGCGGCGCCCTTGGCCGTCACGCCCCCGGCGCCGAGCTCACGCGCCATGTTCTTCGCGGCATCGCCGAAGACCTTGAAGTCGCCCGCGCCACCACCGGCCGCGCCGACCGCGCGCGCGATCGAGCTTTCGAAGTCGGCGAACTGCTTGACCGCGACGCCGATCCCCGCCGCCATCGTGGCGCCCGCGGCCACCATCGACGCGCCGAGGGCTTTGATCTGCGCCTCGTTCGCCTTGATGCCCTTGAGGAGGGCCGTAAAGGCGTCGTCGGTCGTCTGGATCTTCCGCTTGCCGTCCGACGCGAACTGCTCCAGCTCGCGGCCGGCACCCTTCAGCCCGGAGGTGAGCTTGTCGTAGCTCGCCTCCAGGACGATCTGCATCTCGGCGAGCGACTTACCCACCGAGACGCCTCTCGACGCGGCGGCGGAGCATCTCCATCTGCTGGCGCGTGTGCTCGCGCTCGGCGACGGTCTCGCGGCCGAGCACCGTCCGGATATCGGGCGGGGTCGTCACGTGCGGCGAGATCGTGGCGACGATGTGCCAGGCCACGAGGTCTTCGCGACGCTGATGGCGCTCGATCGCGCCCGCGGCGAGCAGGCGGAACTCGCGCAGGCTGAGGGCGACGAACTCGTGAGGCTTGAGCTCGCAGACGCCGTACGCGAGCGTCTCGGCTGTCGCGAGCCACTCATCGAAGGTCAGCTCGTCGGCGTAGGGTCCGGCTCGGAGGTGGCCTCCTCGGCCGCCTCGACGAGCACCAGCTCCGCCTCGAGCCGCGCGATCTGCTGACGGAGCTGGTCCGGGGATCGCTTGTCCCGCTTCAGCACGCCGCCCGCCTTCATGGCCTCGGTGATGAGGTCGTTCACCTGGTCGAGATCGCCGCCGCCGGCGAGGTGCGCCTGGAGCAGCTTCGTCACGACGTCGGGCTTCAGCTTCGCGTCGTCGCGCTGGAGGCCGACGTAGAGGCAGTGCTCCGTGACCTCGACGTTCATCAGGCCGAGCTGCCCCATGACGACCGTCAGCGGCTGTCCGGCCCGTCGCTGCAACGCCTTGATCTCCGCGATGCCGAAGAAGAGCTTGCGCGGGCGGCTGTCGCCGTGAAACTCCACCTCGATGTGGTCGAGTGACGTCACGCCGCTCACGACGTCGCCCACGCGAGCGAGGAGGCCGGGCTCCAGGTGATGTTGACCATCTGTTTGGCGCCCCACGCCGCGTCCAGCGGGTTGAAGTCCGCCATGTTGAAGTCGCCGGTCGCCTGGGGATTGCTCTCGGAGACGGCCTCGTCCTTGTCGCGACGAAGGACGCACTCGACCGGCTCTCCGGCCTCGTCGATCGCGCGGAGGATCGTCAGCAGCTCCGGCGTCGCCTTGTGCGTCGAGGTGAACGTGATGGTCCGGACACCGTTCTCGAAGACCTCGGTGTCGTCGCCCATCGCGCTGTTGGGCTCCTGCTTGCGGCCCTGCCGCACGTTGATGGCCGTGCAGGTGTCGCTCACATCTTCGCCGCCGAGCACGAGTCGGCCATTGGTCAGGATCATGGGTCGTCTCCTTTTAGCGCTGGATCGCCAGCCAGGCGAAGAGCGGGATGGACGGATTCACGCCGCCGAGTGCCCACTCGAAGCGGAAGTATTCGTCGGTGATCGGGCCCGCGACGCCCGCCGGCAGCGAGTCGCCGAGGGCGCTCTGCTGCGCGTGCGTCACGCGCGTCGTGGGCGTCGCGAAGTCGGCCGCCGCGTCGGACGTGACGGTGGCGTCGAGTGTGGCGCCGATCCCGGACACCCCGAGCACGTGCAGGCCACCGTAGAGCTTCTTGCCGGTGGGCACGCCGCCCGGGATGAAGAGCGCCGCGCCCGCGCCGCTGACGGTCTTCGTGCCGGACGCCAGATAGCGCGCCGAGTAGCGCGCCCCGAGCGCGTAGCCGCGGAAGGCGAAGGCGAGCGCCTTGCCCCACGCCGCGTCGGGCAGCGGCGCGTACTCGCCGGCGTTGATCCGGATCGCGTCGCCCGCGTCGCCCACCGTCGCCGCGACGGCGAAGACGCTCATGAGGGCGCCGCCCGCGTCGAACTTCGCGCGGAGGACCGCGTCCAGCGCGGCGCGGTAGAAGCCTTCCGCCATCACGCCCGTGCGCCGCACGCCGTTCGCGAACACCTCGGTGCGGTCGCCGAAGCGGCTGTTGGGCTCCTGCGCGAAGCCGCCGTTGACCATCACCTTGTTGGCGTCGCTCGAGATGTCGTAGCCGCCCAGCAGCAGCTTCGCGTCGTCGATGATCACGACGGCACCCCACCTTTCCCGGCCTGCTTCAGGGCGTAGTCCGTCTCGTGCGTGAGGTTCTTCAGCACGATCTCGTCGCCGCGCTCCTGCCACGCCTGGGCGATCCACTGCCGGCCCAGCACGTGCGGGATCGAGGGCCCGTGCGCCTCACCGATCGGAAGATTTGTCGACCACGCGCCGCGGGACTTCCGTGCCGACTCGCCGACCCGGACGAACACGCCACGGTGGCCGCTCTTCATCGTCGCGATGAAGCCGTCCGGGATCACCGACCGGCCGCCTTGCCCGATGCGGTACGTGACCCCGCGGCCGCGGCCGCGCGACGGCTCGGGCCCGCGGGCCTTGAAGTCGATCAGTGGGATCTGACGCCCGGTCACCCGGAGCGTCGCGACGAGGTGGCCGAAGGTCGCGCGCACCTCGCCGAGCGACTTGTCGACCTGGCCCACCGCGAGCCCGAGGTCGGCGGCGATGCCGCGCTTCACGAGGGTGCGGATCTCGCCGAGGCTCCGGTTCAGTGTCCGCGCCAGCACGCGCGGCGCCGCGTCGCCGAGCTCGGCGATGGCGCGTTCGGCCGCGGTTGAATCGACGCGGAGCTTGAGCGACTCGTCCATCACCGGGACTCCGGCTGACCGCGACGCTCGGTGAACGTCACGAGGACTTCGACGGCCGCCTCGACCCACGTGCCGCCCGGCTCGCGGTCGGCGGTCTGCTCGGCGCCGATCTCGATGTTGCCGACTTCCTCGTTCGCACGCAGAAGGCCCCCGAGGGTCCGATCCTCGAGAAAGAGCGCGCGCTTGAGGTCCGCGAGGAGCTGCTCGGCGACATCGAGGGCGTCGTCGACCTCCGCCGAGACCGGCGCCATGGCGATGAACCCGATCGACCACTGACGGCGGACGATGACGTCGTCCTGCGCCTCGGAGGGGACCGGCGGGAGCGGGCCGTTGCTGAGCATCGCGATCCGCGCGTCGGTCTCGCCGGCGCCGGGTCGACGGTAGCCGTGCGTGACCTTGAGGCCGGCGTCGGTGTGGAAGCCGTTCTCGATGGTGATCGCCTCCGCGCGCGCCTTCAGGGCCGCGATGATGCGCTGGCGCATGCTCTCGGCCGGCATCAGGCGTCCACCGGCGCGATCGTGACGACGAACGTTTCGCCGTCCTCCTTCACGAGCTCGCCGGTGACATAGGTGCCGGCGTCCGGACCGGCC